GAAGATAGGAGGCCTTTCTTATGATCCAGATGTTCACCCCCAACTATGGTTTCTGCCTATCAGCAGACATCAAGCCTTCCCCTGGGGTTCACGGCACAATGCTCCAGGAGATTGACACCGGGAAGACCTATCTTTGCATCGCCAGCGGTTGGCTGGAATTAACCAATATAGCAGTGATCAACATCACCCGGCTGATTCAGGCGGTGGATCATTCCATCGCCATTACCATTGTTGATCCTGGCCTTTCACAGACCGATACCATCACCATAAACGGCGTTGCCTGTGAATTCGTCTCCGATGCAACGCCAACCAAACAGGAAATCAGCAACGGCTTGATCGCCGCCATTGCCGCGAGTGCCCAGGCTGCAAACGTGGTGGTTTCTCAGGGGGCAGGGCCGGATTATGATGTGATCATCAAAACGGCCAACGCCCTCAACCCCACCATCGCGGTCAGCGCCAATCTTACCGATACCCCTTCAGATGGTTACGCCCGGATCAACGGTGCCACCGGTGCCCGGCTGGAAGCCGTTATCCTGGATGCCAACTTGACCGGCACCTTAACCCTGGCCGATGCCGGGACGGTGAAGGCGATTCTGCCCGTGGGCACTCTCAAAGGTTTCCCAGAGTTGAAGTTCTACGGGGCCACATTCTCCACCCGGCTGGAAATCAAACTTTCGGAAGCAGCGGACTTGGGTTGCATACTTTGGAGGGCCTTGTAATTGGCCATCACCCTCACCATCGAAACCGGGGCCGTGGTTGCAGGGGCGAATACGTTCATCTCCCTGGCGAACTTCAAAGCCTATCTTACCAACCGGGCACGCAGTTTCACGACCTACACCGATGACCAGTTAAGCGCAGCCCTGATTCGGGCAGGACAATATCTGAACGGCCTCAATTGGATGGGGCGCAAGACTGGCCGGACCAATCCCATGTGCTGGCCCCGTGAATCAGACGGCGATTACCCGGAATCCTTCGCGTCCGGCCAGGAAATCACCGGTGGGGTCATTGACCGGAACGGTTACGAAATCGAGATCAACGAAGTGCCCCAGGAGGCTATCGACGCACAATGCGAAGGGGCATGGCTGGAGGTGCAGGGAACCAGTTTGCAGCCTTCCCTGGAGCGAGGGGGAGCCGTGCAATCGGAAAAGGTAGACATGATCCAGACTACCTATTTTTCAGGAGCTCCTGGCATAACCCGGCATATGGCCATTGAATCCCTTTTGGCGGGTTTGCTCAGGTCAACCTTGAGCATCGAAACCACCCGGGCGTGACCATGGATTACACCGCTACCGCCGCAAAAATCCTGGCCATGCTGGAAAAATTCGGCGTGGCCGTTGTTTTGCGCCGACAGACCTCGGGCACTTATGATCCCCCAGCCGGGGAATATTCCGGGGCTGGCACCACGGATTACCCCGTCCAGGCCCTGGTGTCCTCGCAATCCATGCCCCTGAGTGGCAACACCGGGGAACGGTATCTCGGCGGGGTGTTAATCCAGACCGGGGACAAAATCCTGATCCTGGCGGCTTCCGGCTTGGCCGTGACCCCGCAGCCCAAAGACCTGTTGATCATCTCCGGCGTCACCTGGCAGATCGTGGCCGCCATCACGGTGGAGCCGGGGGGCGTGGCCCTATTCTACCGGGTTTTGGTGAGGAAATGAGCGGCACTTTCTCCGCAGACATTAGCAAGTTCGTGGCCAAGGCCAAAGGCAACGCGGAGAAGGTTATCAAAAAGGTTGCTTTCGACATGTTTAGCCGAATTCAGCAACGCACTCCCCAGGAAAAACGGCGGGCCATTACCGGCTGGCAGGTAAGCATCTATGCCCCGGCCGGGGGCGATCCTGGTCCCGGGAATTATCCAGTGCCGGCAGCCCCGGTGATCCCGGCTTTCAAGTTAGGGGATGACATTTATTTCTGTAACAACGTGCATTATGTGCCTTATCTGGAATATGGCACGGCGCCCTACGGCTTCAGTAAACAGGCCCCCCAGGGCATGGTGCGAATCACGGTTGCCGAATATCTGGATTACTTGGCTAAGGCCGTGGCTTCACTTTAAGGAAAGCAGATGCCCACCATCCCCGACAAAGACCTGCAATCGGCCCTCAATCAGCAGCTTGAGGATGAGTTCCCGGCCATGGCCATTGCCTGGGAGAACGTCGATTATGCACCCGCCTTGGGGACGCCTTATCTATCCGCGTACCTGCTCCCGGCGGAATCGACGGTAGAAACCTTGGGGCCGAACCCTTATATCGAGCGCAAGGGTATCTTCCAGGTGACCTGTGTTTATCCGGCGGGCGCGGGCTGGGCGCCGGCCAAGGGCAAGGCCGCAGAGGTCGTGGCGGCTTTCCCTGCGCGCCAGGAGTTCGTTTACAACGGCCTCACGGTCAAAGTGGAGAAGTCTTGGCCGGGTCCTGGATTTCCCAAGGACGGTTGGTATCAGGTGCCGGTTTCCATCCGGTACTCCTGCATTTATCAAGGCTAATAGCGGAGATTGCTTATGGCAAAATCAGTGACATCAAAAAAAGAAGCCGATATTGCCGCCGATCTGGAAACCCAGAACCCGGAGCATCCCTACGGCGGCAAATGGTGTCGGCAATGTGGCCGGGCCTATCCGGTCCCCGGCCACACCGCGGACTGCCGATTGATTAACCTGCAAAACCAAGAGAAGGAGAAGGAGGCTGAATCATGACCCTCGCCAGCGGAGCTTTGCACCAGCTTTACTATATCCCCGAAGTAACTTTCGGCACGACTCCGACAAGCCCGGCTTGGACTCCCTTCCGCAACAAAGGCTGTACCTTGGGGTTAAAGCGGGACTCCCTGGAGTCCCAGGAGTTGCGCTCCGACCGGGCTATCACCGACCTGCGCCTGGGTACATACAAAGTTGACGGGGATGTAGACTGTGAACTCATCAAAGGCGCTTTCGACACCATGCTGGAGGCCCTGATGGGCGGCACCTGGACCGCGAACGTGCTTAAACAGGGAGTGACAGCCCGGTCCTTCGCCATGCTGCGCCGCTTCACTGATGTCACGCAATACCAAGAGTTCAACGGCGTAGTTCCGGCAAAACTGGCCCTCTCGGTCAAAAGCAATGCCATGGTGGATGCCAAGTTTTCCTTTCTCGGGTCCAACATGGTCCTCACGCCCACCGGGAGTGCCACCTATAACTCTGCCAACGCGAACATGCCCCTGGATTCCTTCTCCGGCACTTTTAAGGAGGGTGGGGCCACCATCGCTTTCCTGGCCGGCATTGACCTGACCATCGACAACGGTTTGGAACCGAATTACGTGCTGGGAAGCAAGTACGCGGCGGCAATCAACTGGGGCCGGAGCAAGATCACTGGCACCGCCAAGGCTTATTTCCCGGACGCCACGCTGATAACCAAGTTTCTCAATGAAACCGCATCCTCCATGGAGTTCACGCTCTCAGACGGCACCAATACCCTCAATTTCCTTATGAGCAATCTGAAATATACCACCGGCGACATTCCGGCCAGTAATGAAAAATCATTGGAATTATCCTTGGGGTTCGCGGCCTTGCACCACTCCACGGATACGAACCTGAAGATCACCCGGTCGGCCTAGCCCATTAAAGAAAGGAACCATATATGGACCTCGCGCAACTCGACACCCGCAAGGCCGCCAATGAGGGGCGGGAACTGGTAATTGTGAATCCGGCCAACGGCCAAGAGACGGATATTCGCATTCTCTTGGCCGGGGCCGACTCAGACCTTTTCCAGAAGATGAACGATGACCTCCAGATCGAGTTCCGGGAGAAGTTGAAGAAAAACCCCCAGGCCAACCTCAGCCCACAGGAAGACCGGGAAAAAAATTACCAACGGCTGGCCCGGGCCACTCTGGGCTGGTGGGGAATTCAGGAAGAGGATACCGATGGACACCTGATCGACGTACCTTTTTCTTATGAGGCGGCAATCCGTATTTACCGGAATTATCCGCTGGTCTACCGCCAGGCCCTTAACTTTGTGGGGGCCGAAACCAATTTTTTGCCGAAACCGCCCGAGTCCTCGCCGATGCCGTCCGAGCCAAGCTAAGGCTCGACTGGCCGGATAAGGACGGGGTAACTGCAAGGCAGCGGCTAACCCATGTCTGGGAAATGCATGGGCATCGAGACTGGCGACTTGATAGCGAACCGGAAATCCCGGCCGCGGGGCAGCATCTCTGGTCCTGGTTTTGGGACCTGAACTCCGGCCGGCAGTCGGGAATGGGGATCAATCCTCTTTCCTGGAGTGACATTAAAGCCTGGGAAGAACTGACCCGGAACCGGCTGTCACCCTGGCAGGCCCGGGTTATCCGCAGCATGGACCGGGTCTATTTGGAAGTTGCCCACGAAATGAGCAAGGTGAAGTGATATGGCCGACATTGCCACGCTCGGATTAAAAATCGAAACCTCCCAAGTGGAGGCGGGAATCAAGTCGCTGGACCGGCTCCAGCAGTCCGGGGACAAGGCCGCCTCCGCTGCGGCGAACCTGGAACAGTCCAGTTCCCGTCTTAGCGGCGCCATGAGGCAGGTGGGCGGGGCGGCCTCCAATGCCGCGTCCGCCTCTTCTAATGTCACTACCGAAATGATGAAGCTCGCGGCCGCGGTTACCCTGGCCTACACAGCTTATCGCAATCTCTCCGATGTCATCTCCACCGGTATGAAGCTGGAAACCATGGAAGTGGTCATGGGCCAGGTGGGGAAAAATGTCGGCATCTCCCGGGAAGCCCTCCATTATTTTACGGAAGAAGTTAAATCCGCGGGCGTCACTACCACCGAGGCCATGTCAGCGATCAGTAAGGCCATGATCCTGGACTTGAACCTTAATAAGATGAAAGAATTTGCAACCCGGGTGCGGGACGTGGCCGTGGGCGCCAGGGATGCCCAGGGAAACCTTTTGAATACTTCCCAAACCATGATGCGCGTGATGCACGGCATTGAATCTAGCCAAGTCGAAATCCTCCGCACCTTGGGGGTCGCGATGCGGCCCGCCGAAATTTATATGAAAGAATATGCGGTCTCCATTGGCAAAACCAAAGACGAATTGAACCAGGCCCATCGGTCCCAGGCAACCTTGAATGAATTTATGCGCGCCTCAGCACCTCTCGCTGGGGCGGCGGCCGCTGCTGACGCCACTGTCGGCAAGCAACTGCATTCCATGGCCAGGTACTCGGAGACGGCCAAAGAGGCCCTCTGGAACTTGTTTAAACCGGGCATGGAAGTCGGGGTCCTGACCCTGACCAACGCCTTCAAGGAATTGAAAACCTGGGCGGATACAAATGAGACCTCTTTAAATACCTTGGGCCTGCAAGTAGGTTCTTTTGTGGGCCAGGCCGGGGCCGCGGGTCTGGGGGCGGCGAAATGGGCGGTGTCCAACAAAGACCTGCTCTTCACCATCGCCGAGCTTTATCTCTGCACCAAGGCTGCAATCTGGATTTTCGGCTTGACTACCGCTTTTGTAGGAGCTTACACGGCCGCCGGCGGGCTTGCGGGAATCATCACCGGCACTCTCCTGCCGGCCCTTTTGGCTTTGGAGGCCGGTGCTGGCATCTTAGGGATCGTCAAAACCTTGCAAGGGAAAGCAGGATACGCGACCCCGGAAGACCCTTACGCGGCCATGGGACAAGGGCCTGGAGCAGTGGGCGGGGCTGTGATCACACCTACCCCTGAGATCGTCGGCCCTCCGGCTCCATCCCCATCCCAGATACAGATGAACCTAATCAAAGAGGATATAAAGAGGTACCAGCGGGAGGCCGATGAAGCCGCCGCCGAAGCGTTGGCTAAAAAACCAGAAGGTACCGGCAAAGGCGGCAAAGGCGCAGAAGGTGCCGAAGCTTCCTTGAAACGCTTCATCGAGACCATGAATCAGGAAACGGCCCGGGGTGCCGGAGATACCGAAGCCATCCTTGATGCCTGGTATGGCAAACAGCGCCTTGCCCTCGCCGAACTCGAAGCCAAGGTAGGAGAGTCCCTGGAAGCTCAATGGGCCTTGTGGGATGCCTATGAGAGCAAAAAGCGCAAATTAGAGAGTGATTTCAACGACTGGTATAGCCAGGGTCTCGGCAATCAGTATGAGCAACTTGTCGCCCAGGAGCGCAAAAAGCTGGCCGAAGTTGCGGGAAACGCTGAAAAGGTGGCAAAGGTCCAGGAGGTTTTTGACCGTAAGCATTATGACCTCTCACAGTCGATGGGAAAGGAGATTGAAGACCTCCACAAGGGCAACCTCCAGGTCCTCGCCCAGGCCGCCCCCTTCCTCTCTGAGCAGCTTACCATCGAACGCCAAATTATGGAAATCGAGATCAACCGCGGTCGGGCTGAACAGGAAATCAAGCTCTCCAAGCTGATGGTTTGGGATGCGGATAAGGGGTACTACCGTTTCCTGGAAGAGGCCGAAAAGGCCGCAATGCGGGCCGAACGGGAAAGAGCTGATGAAGCCCGGCGCT